GTACCTGTCATGTCGGAGCCGAGCGCCGCCGTATTGGCGGGCACCATCAGTTTGTCGCCTCCTTCCACAGGCGGTAGGCCTTCGGAGCGGCGCACCTCGTTCGGTGTCAGGATGCCGGTCAGCACGCCGAGGCGCGCGGCGTTGTAGCGCGTCATGATGTCGGCGCGCAGAAGCTGCCCTTCGTCGAAATCCACCTCAATGCCTTCCTTGTCGAGGCCGAACACCTGCGTAATCTTCTGCTCGGCAATCACCAGATCGGGCATTACCGTGTGATTGACGTAAGCCTGTTCTTCCTCGGCAGGCGTAATTTTGGTAGAGCCTCCAGCACCTATAACGCTGAGGCGGCTTAGGGGAACATCATAGTAACGGGCGATATCGGCAATCTGCAGATTACGCTGCTGAATGAATTCAAGGTCGACGGAGGTCAGTTGCACCGCCTGCCAGTCGACACCTTCTTCCAGCACCGCCGTCTGACCGACATTCTGTAAGCCGCCCGTGAACGCCTGCCATTGCTGCTTAAGACGCTGTGCGGCGGCTTCGGAAAGCCGTGTCTTGGCTTTCAACACGCCGGAGGGGCGTGCACCATTGCCGACCCAGCGTGCGGCCTGCTGTTCAAGCCCCATGGCAAGGCCGATGGCGTCACGCGCAAGGCCTATGGTTGATACGCCTACCAGCGTGTTGAAGCTGATGCCGCGAAGATGGAACATATCCTCTTCGGGCACGGCCACCGGCATGCTGCGCAGCATGGCGATTTGCCACAGCCCGATACGGTTCACGTTATAAAAAATTGATCCGTCAGAAGCTTCCAGCACCATGACAGCATCGGGGTTGATCGGAATCAATTCCATCGGATTGCCGCGGCGATCACGCAGTATCGCAGCATAGGCGTTGCCACGCAGCAGGTAGCCGATCATCATCTGCTGCCAGAATTCGAACCAGGTTTGCTGGCGGTTCGGTCTGGCGAACAGCCTGGCGATAACATGATCTTTGACCAGCTCGCGCCCACCGTCCTTATTCGGGACAAACAGGCGGGGCGTGCAACGCGCGACGTCCTTTGCCCGGATCGCAACGCAGGCATAGACGGCGGACACCGCCATCGCAGTCGCCTGCGAGATCATCAATCCCGTCGCGCTTGGCACGGAGCCAAGCGGCGGGATCATGCCATACGACGGCACGCCAGCGGAAGCGCGTTCCTGCTTCGGCGCGAAAGCGCGCTTAAAAAATCCTGGCATCTTCATCAGAATACCAAAAGTCCGCGTTCCTCATAAACGGAACCGCCTTGTGCAGTTTGCAACCGGCCTACCGCCATTATAGCGGCGACAATCGCATCGATGCGTTCAGTGGATTTTTCCTTGTCGGGCTTTTCGTTGCCTGCCGGGTCACGGCGCACCGAAACATTGGAGGCGCACCAGGCGGCGACGGGATTGCCGCCATGCTGTAAGGTGCGACTGATCAGCAGGCGCATGAATTCGGCTGCCGCTGGCCCCATGCTGATAAATCCCTGACCGAATTCAACCATGGTAATTCCCTCGTCCTGAAGATTGCGCACTAGTTCACCGGCGAAGGTACGGTCGTAGGCGATTTCCAGAATGTTGAAGCGGGTCGAGAGTTCGAGAATTTCGGCCTCAAGGAACTTGAAATCCGTCGTGTTGCCTTCGGTAGCGATCAGGTGGCCGTGATCGCGCCAGTTCGTGTAAGGTGCACGGTCGCGCCGCACGCGCCGCAGAATGTCCTCCTGCGGGCACCAGTGGCGCCAGATTATTTTTACTTTTTCATCCGGCAATTCCGGAGGAAATACCAGGGCCAGAGACGACAAATCGTTGACGCGGGCTAAATCGAGGCCGCCATAGCAAGGCCTGCCGATGAGCTCGTCCTCATTGAACGTTTCGGCGCCATCATCCCATACGCCCATGTCGATCCAGCGCGTGGCCTGTTCCGTCCACTCATTGAGGCGCAGCCGCCTTATGGCATTCTGCTGTGCGGGCATTTCACGCGCTTCATCGACCTGGCGTTTTAAATCCTCTTCTTTGACGGTGACACCAAGGCTGGGATTCGCTTTCCGCCAGACTTTCGGGTTCGCCCAATCATCTCCCGCATCGATGGTGGCGATATAAGCGAACCAGCTGTCGGACGCTTCGACCGGGACGGAGCCTTCCAGCACCTTGATCGAAAATTCATGATGTTGGCGGCATATTGAAAGGCGATTATAGCCTGCCGTCGTGATTTCAAAGATAAGTGGCTGGCGCCGCGAGCCGGTCGCCGTATTGAGCTTCTGAATAATTTCAGCGTTGGGATGCTCATGCACTTCATCCACCGCCGCGAAATGCACGTTGAGGCCGTCCATCTTCGTGGCATCGGCAGATAAGGGCCGGAACCATGATGATGTCGCCATCACCGCGAGGTTATTGACGGTGCGCGTTATCCTCGCACGCAAAGCCGGGCTGGCATCGACCATCCGCTCGGCCTCGCCAAAAACGATACGCGCCTGATCGCGTGTCGTCGCCGCGGCATAGACATGCGATCCAAGTTCGCCGTCCGCCACCAGCGCATAGAGCGCGGTACCGGCAAGCAATACTGATTTACCGTTTTTACGCGCCACCTCAACGTAAGAAGTGCGAAAGCGGCGCAATCCATCGGCACGCTTCCATCCGTAGAGTGAGCCTACAATAAAGCATTGCCATGGCTGCAACTCAAACGGCTGATTTGCCCATTCGCCTGTCGAGTGGCGCAGGTGGCTGAAAAAAGCAATCGCATGAAGTGCGGCAGCTTCATCCCATACCAGGCCACGGTCTTTGCCGCCTGTCAGATCGTTTAAATGTCGCTTACAGGCGAGCTTTACCAGTTTGCCCGCAACTATTTTTCCGCTGACGACGGCGCGCGCGTAAGCCTTGACTGGACAGGCAGGCTTACGTTTCTTTGCCACGATTGAGATACTCCTCGAACGGGTCGACAGTGTCGGATGGCATCTCCATACGAATGCGGGAACGCGATGACGGTGTCAGGCCGAACTCGCTTTCGATCTGCGCCATCTGCAGCAGGCATTTGTTCGCCACCGCCAGAAACGGGTTCTGAATGACGTTGTCGGCGGTGGTCTTGACCACGGGGCCGCGCTTTTTAATTTCGGCTTCGGCATCGACCCAGCGGCACCACACGACTGCGAAGCGGGCGATAGCGTTGGCGTCAAGCTCGGTCATTATGCCGTGGCGGGCCAGCATCTCGGCCACCTGCGTGAACTTGGCCTTTGCCCGTTCATCGAGATGATCCGGAGGCTCCGGCGCAAGCAAAGGAGGCATCGGTTCATTTTCGTTTAGACGATGTGGCCGCACGGTTCCTTTTACTATTTTTAGGTGCGTCGGAAGTGGCGGGCGTCCTGCTGTCATGATGGATAACCGTTTTTGATGATGGTGGCGCTATGGAGCCGTCTTCGTTGCGCACGGCGATCTTGCCGGTAAACTCTTCCCAGCGCTTGACGATCACGTCGCAGTATTTAGGATCGAGCTCAATCAGCCGTGCCTGCCGCCCAAGTTTCTCGCAGGCGATCAGCGTGGTGCCGGAGCCGCCGAAGCTATCGAGCACGATGTCGCGGCTCTTGCTGTTGTTAATGATAGCGCGTTCCACCAGCTCGACCGGCTTCATGGTAGGATGCAATTCGTTCTTTTGCGGCTTTTTGACAAACCACACGTCGCCCTGGTCACGCGCGCCGCACCAGAAGTGATCGGCGCCTTGCTTCCAGCCGTAGAGGATGGGTTCGTACTGGCGCTGGTAGTCGGCGCGGCCCAGCGTGAACGTATTCTTCGCCCATATGACAAAGGTCGACCATTTGCCGCCTGCCGCGACGAAAGCCTTCTGCAGCGTGTGCAGCTCGCTGGACGACATGCAGATATAGACCGCGCCCTTGCAGACGGTAAGAATATTTACGCAGGCGTCGTAGAGAAACGTCTCGAAGCCTTCGCCCAGATTATCATTCAGGATCGCACGGTTCTTGCCGCGCATCTTATCCTTGGCCGTGTTGGCATAATTTACATTGTAAGGCGGATCGGTGAACGCCATGTCGGCCAGCGCGCCGCCCAGCACCTTCTCTACATTGGAAAGCACGGTGCTGTCGCCGCAAAGGAGGCGGTGATTGCCGAGGGTATAAATATCGCCCGGCTGGGTGACCGGCTCAACCGGAACCTCCGGCACCGCGTCTTCATCGGTGAGGCCTGCCGATTCGTCATCTTCTATCAGGCTTTTCAGTTCGTCACCGTCAAAGCCGGTCAGACCGAGATCATAACCGAAATCCTGCAAATCTTTTAATTCAAGCGATAGCAGTTCATTATCCCATTCAGCCCATGCCACCGAACGGTTGGCAAGCAGGCGGAATGCCTTGACTTGCGCCTCCGTCAAATCGTCGGCCACCG